ATTATCCTTGAGGAAGTTGCCAAGTGATCTACCAACACCACAGTTATGACACTTATAGATAAACTCCGACTTCTTCAGGAAGAAGTATCCTCGTGCCTTATTCTTGTGCTTAGAAGAGTCTCCACAGTAGGGACAACGGAAGTTGTAGAGACCATGCTTGACATTCTTAAACTTGTCTAGACGAGTGCTTAGGAAGCGAATGTATTTGTCTTCGACGTAATCCATGCAGCACGCTCAACTGAGGGTAGCATAGCAGCATTGGGTGTGCGAGTCAATACTTTCAGGACAGGTGGGACCACTTGTAGCAACGTCACAATTGTGGTGATCACTGCCATGGCACCGATGACAAACTTAGAATTCTTATCAACTTTCTTATTCAATTCACTAATCTTATCATCGATGTTACTAAACATTCGATCATCATACTTCTGGTGATCTTTAATCATCTGAATGATTGCCTGGTTTGCTTTATCACCTTCATCCAAGCGATTCTCATGACGCTCCAAGATTATAGCAGTCTTATTTGTATTCTCTTGAATACTGGTGACTGCATTCTCCAACTTGGAGAGCATTTCTTTTGACAGGTCTTCATAGATATCGAGTTTGTTTTCAAGGACCGCTAACTTACCCAGTCCAAATGCCATTATTCCTGCCCTAATGCTTGTTGACGTTTCTTCCAGTAAAACTTAATAACATCATTAGGATACAGTCTCTTCACTGCAAGTTTCTTGAAATTCTCAGGGCGATAAATCTTACGCAACTCAATCTTCAGTGCTGCTTCGGACTTACTGTAGAGCACATACTGCTCTGCGCCATCATATGAAATTAAGAAGGGGAGATATGCAGTATCTTTCTGCTCTGTCTTCAGCATGTCACGCTGTGACATCGCATACCTACGACGCTTCTTAGGTTTCTTTTTTGTCAGCAGAGGATCATACCCCGCGTTGGGACCTTCGGGGTCTGCACTACCAGTGAAACCACCGCTACCTACGCTCATTGTTGGGGCATCTTCATTCATAACTCTGCCAAAATTTGTGCAACGTTTTGGTCTATCTTTACATGAGAAAGACACCCTGCGATCTCTGGATAACGATCCAAGTAGATTAAGAATGTCTTGATTACCGACCAGTATTCTTCTTCAAGTTTATACATGAGAAGAGGTATAGTCCCCTCACCAAAGACATTGAAAAGAATGATCAAGTGATTCAGAATAAGGTTGACTCGGAGGACATGAGTCTTTGAATAACGCTTAAGTAATCTCTTAAGATACTTAAACTTCTTCATGTCCTCCATGAAGTCATCTACTGTAACTGATTGTGGATTATCATAATGCTTGATAGCAAACATCAAGTGGTTATTTTCATCAAGACTATCAAAGTGCATCATAAATTATCCATCATAGTTATCAGGCGTAAGTGATGGAAGCAGAATCAGAGATCACTTCCTCAGCACCAGCAGTGCTGGTGAGTTTTACGCGGAACTTGTAACCATCGTAGTCTGCCTTAGCAGCAGCGGTGAGGGTCAGCGTTGCGGTAGTAGCACCACTGAATACACCTGCATCGCTAACGTTGGTCCAGCGGGTGCCAGATGCGGTCTGACGCTGCCACTGGAAGTTGACAGTGCCCACATCAGCAGTTGCGGTAACAGCGAAGGTGCCAGTGAAGGGATCTGCTGCACCAGTCACATCAGCAGGTTGTGCCGAGATGGTGATTGCAGATGCTACGTCTGCTGCGATGGTGTCGTCAGCAGCGGTCTCAGTGGTGTCAGCATTGCTGATGAATGCCAGCATCTCTGCCTTGTGACGAGTCTTACCTGCTGCGTCGGTGTAGGTGCGATATGCCCACCAACCAGGACCATTGATACCACGCTCTTTATTCTCAGAAAGAGCCGCTTCCGTTTCGTCAACGAAGACGATAGTTTCTGTTGCGGAGCCCGCACCATTGCCTCGGGCGAGTCCTGCTTGTGTAATGTTTGCTGCTGAGTCAGTTCTCCCGTATAGAGACATGTTGCTTACTCCAATGTAATTGAATACCTATACTTTATTTATAAAAAGGGAGGTGTTACCCTCCCTTCTACATCAAGCTTCTTCTGGTTTTTTGAAGAGAAGTGCCTCTACTACATCCACAGCACCGTCGTCCAGCTTATTATCCGTGGTTGCCGCCAGTGAGCGGAGCACGTCTACAAGGTAACGGCGGACTTCATCACGACCCAGCAAACCGCTGATGGTTTTCTTTGCAAGGGGAAGGAATAGTGCCCACATTAGATTATCCTCAATAAGAGTCTAATCTATATATCTCACTTAAGACCTTGCGCCTTGCGATCGTGGTCGATGGTTGCCTGCATCATCTTCTGCTTCATGCGCTCCTTCGCTGCTTTCTTTGCTTCGGAGTCGTCAACAGACTTAGCAGGTGCTGCGGTCTCTTCCTTCTTGACATCATCGCCAGGCTCATACCACTTGCCGTCACCATCAGAGTCTTGCCAACGCTTGCCTGCCTTAGCAGCAGCGATATGCTTCTCCTTTGCTTTCTTCTTCGCTGCTTCGCGAAGATCTCCAACAGCAGATTGGATATGTTTTCTAAGTGATTCTGACATAAGGTCCTCTTTCTTAGGGTTGATAGTTACATTCCCCTTCTTACTGGTTTTAAGATACGATCTTTCTCCGTTGTTGCCTTGGGGTTTCATTCCAGACCCTCCACCATTGCTGACAATTCTTCTTCAGTGAAGAGTCCTGAGTCAGACAATTTATTTATAAACTCCTGAGATTCCTTCTTCAGGTTTGCCTTACGGTATTGAAGATCAGCACGGGTGCCTTTGTCCATCTTACCTTGAGACTTGGGTTTGGTCTTGCCACCTACATCAGGTTGCATACCAGGGTTTGCTGCCTTGACTCTACGACCATGGGTGTATTCAGCACCACTCATCTTGGAGTCACCAGAGACCATCTTGCCACCAGGAGAGCGAGAGTCAGCATACTCTTTATCAGACTGACCATGCTTACCCTTGTAGACTTCCTCTACATTCTCAACTTCTTCTTTGTAGTTGTTTTGGTGCTTGGGATCTTTGCCGATGCGATCAAAACGCTCTTTCTCTTTTTGAGTGGTGATAGCAGAAACAATCTTAGATGACTTGTTTTGTGCATCTTCCTTTGCTTTACCCTTAGAAGAGAGTGAAGTGCGAGCAAGATTGCCTGCACGACGATACATTGCGTTTTCTTTCTTCTTATCGATGGGCTTGTATGCCTCGTCAACGTTGTCTTCCTTGACACAGTTGTTGACTTCCTTACCACCCTTCATCTTGGTGCCACGCTTCTTATATCCTTTCCAGCAGGAAGTAAAACCATTATCATCAACGCCATCCATTTTCTTCTCAAGCATTGCCTGATGAAGATCTTCGATGTCGATACCAACTGCCTCGCGCTGCATGTTAAGACCGATGTCACCTGCATCCTTAGCAGTCTTTTCACCTTTCTTACCAACAACAATGTAGCGACCGTCTGACTTCTTACCTGTGATCACATAAGATGATCCACCAGACTGGACTACACGACCGACATTACGATCATCTTTGTGCTGTGCTTTCTTCTTCTGAATTGAGTCACGCTCTACAGGGAAACCAGCATAACCCTCAACAGTGGGCTCCCAATCATCGAAGATTTCGATAACTTTCTCTGCACCTTCTCTCAGGCGAGCAGTGGGAAGATCGGATCCTGTCTCAATGGATGACAGAATCTTTGTCTGCTCGTCCATAGTGTAACCCATCAGGGCTGAAGATACGAGAATTTCTAACGTCATTTTTCTTAAGGTCGAATGAATTCGATATTATTATTTAGTTGTAGCAGTTTTTCTAATCTCAGCATTAAACTGAGAAAACTTTTTAACCTCTTGTCCAGGTGTCATATTCTGGACAGCCATACGATATGCATCGGTGCCAACTTTCCAGGTGTTACCACTGCCGTCATCAGCAGAATAGTTGCTTTGATCCTTAGTAGTATCAGCAGCAACCTCTTGCTCATGCTCAGTAGGCTCAGTGATTTCAGACACATGCTGCAACCATGCACGGTGCTCAGTGCCATCAGGCATCTGGAAGATCACATAGTTAGTGCCACGATGGACAATCTGACCACGGAGACCACTGTCATCATGCTCCACTAGGGCACCGACCTTAAAGATATGGTCGAGCATATAGTGATTACGGAAGGCATCAAAGTCCAACTTAGGAGCATACTCCCAGAGAGTTTGCTCGTGGACTTCACTCTTCTTCTTGGACTTCTTAGGGGGAGGAGTCATCCCCTTAAGGACATCCTGCATCAGCGCCTGACTATGCTTCTTGGAGTAACCCTTTGGCATTCCTGCATGAAAAGAGTCGTGGTCACCACCTTGTGCGTGGGCTCGCATCTTACTGGCAGAGAGATTCTCAATAGGATCATCGCTATCATCAGCGCGAGCACCTGCAGACTTAATGTTAATTGACTTGAAGTCATAATGCACACCATTATATTTGTTAGTGAGTGTTTCAAACTCCTTCACACGATCGTCACCCACAACCATGGTTACATGCTCATGCCCTTCGTCATGGAGGTCACGAAGGATGTCAAAGATGTTTCTATGTGCTTCGTTGTTTTGGATCTTGTCTGCGTGACCCTTAAACATACGACGCATATGCTCTACTTTTTGATGAGCCGATAAAGGATTTTTCTTATGGTCCTGGCTTCGGCTGGGGTAGATACGGTAATTACCCGAGTCGCCGCCGTGTGCCGCGACCGCATCCAGTAACTTACCATGCCCAGCGTGAGGAGGATTAAACCTCCCAAAAGTAATGGCGACATGCTTGTCCTCTAAACCTTTGGATGATGCTGAAGGTTTCTTGCCTGTAGCAGATGTCTGTGGCTTCTTGGTTGCCGACTTGGTTGCTTCTCTCAGGAATTCGATAAATCTCATTTGCCCCAGTCTTTTGCTACGGTAAAGTTTGCTCGTGAAAACTCCAGTCTATCAACGAGTTTCATGGCGGTGCCATCCTTGATGGCCACAAATCCTTCTGGACTCGTGACTCGGTAACCATTCTCATCTTCCAGAAAGGTCCCGACACCTTGAATTTTCTTCAACTTATTTATCACCTGCTCTTTGGCAGCGATAAGGTTTTTGAATCCGCTAAGTGCGGAAAACATAACAGACTTATTATTATTTAGGTATTTGATTGCGTCTGCTCGGCGGTCTTCCCACTGCTGACGTGCCTTGTCAGTCTTTTTCTTAGCGATCTCTGCCTTGTAGCGCATGTCAACAAAGGAAAGAAACCCTCTGTGCATAGCAGCAGCGTTAGTAGGGATGCGACCAGACTTGATCACTTGGTTGAAGTAAATCTTAAAGAGAGAAGTGTATGCAAACGATCCCTTGCCTTCCTGAATAGCATTGAGGAAGGACTTGCCAGCGACAAGGTTGCGTTGAGCAACGTTGATGCTGTTGTTGAGACGGTTGCGCTCAGCAGCACTAAGGTTTGCAACACCGTTGGTATTTTGGAAGGTGGCAGAGAAGACTGCGACCTTCTTATTGCTCTGCATCTTGGACACATCCACACCGAAAGATGCATTCATCTCAGGCAGAGAGGGACCAGTGTAGCGGGTGTGGAAGACAATGCCCAGATCAGACACTGCAACCTTCTGACCCAACTCAGTCGCTGCCTCAACACAGTAAGTGATGGTGTTGGGTTTGAATTTGTAGCACACCTTACCACCCATCTTGACCTTGGGAGGAGTGCTGGTGTAGAGCAAGTCACCCTGCACAACTCCTGTGATGCCAGTGTTAGGCAGGAGTTTGAGGCACTGCTTCAGTTTGTCAGCGATGGGGTGGTTAGGATAGTAACGATCCACATCAGCATTGGTGTAGCAAGGTTTGGGCTCAGTCTTGGCGAAGACACTCTTGGTGCCCACGAAGAAGAGATTCAACACAGGGTCAATACCACAGATGATAGCAGGAGCACCGTCCCACTTGACCGTGACCTTGGTGTTGCTACCACCACTACCCGTGCTCAGCATGTCCCTGAGGGACTTGAGAAACTCGATTGAATTCTTGGCACCGACGAAACCTTGGTTGAAGATGTCGTCCTCTAGGTGCTCTAGGTGTGTGTTTTTTGCCATGGTCCTATTCTATCATGCCAGCAGGTAGTTGAGCAAGCCTTGTTTCAGTTCGATATCTGTCGTAGCTGCCTTGGATCCCGTGAAGGTCAGTTTCATGTCCCCTGCCTTACGGATGTTGAAGAAGACCTTACCCCGATTCCAGTCCCCATCATTCAGGTTTGCCTGGTAGAAATTCTTACCAGCAATCAGTGACTTAGCAGCAGTGACAGAGGCAGAGTCTGCGTTAAGACGGTCTGAGATGCCCCTTGCCAGGCAACTAGACAGGGACTTAGGTAGGTTGTTGACCAACTCCTTAGCAGAAGACTCCTTACCATCACCACCCTTCATCACATAGGTGCGGACAGCAGTAGCAACGTGTGCATATTCTGGTTTGATCTTGCCAGACTTGAAGTTTGTATAGACATCGTAGGGGTTACTGATGTCTTTCAACTCAAGGATATGTTTGATGCCATACTCATAGACAATCTTCTTACCCTCACGAGCAGGATTGGCATACTTAGACGAGATCTCAGCAAGATCTTTCAGCACACCATTAGGAAGTGTGCTCATATTCTTAATGGCAACAGGCATGATGTTGGCAAAGATAGATGCCTGAGCACCCTTACCAAACTTAGATGAGATGGGGATGATAGTCCCGTCATGACATAGGAATGCTGAGTCAACACCAGCAAATGATGGATCATCAGGGACGATGAAGCATTTGATGTTGCTCTGCTGCCATGGACTGATTGATGTATGGCCTGTTACTTTATTGAGACCCAAATATCCAATCAAAACCTCACCAAAATACTTACCCAACTCAGTCTTTTGTGAGGGAGTGATGCCCTCCTGCCAGACAATGTTGTAGTCACCTCTGAGATTGTCCTTAAAATAGTCAATCATCTGGTCAGTGACTGCCTCAGGGACAGATGGCTCATTGTCTAGACCATAGATGACTGCATCATACAACTCCCTAGAGTTATAAAAGCACTTACATCTGACATCCTTCTGCCCCTGTAGGACAGGGACAACCTCAATATCACCCTGTGCGATGAGTTTAGTGGCATCGATATTCATCTTGCCAGCAGATCCACCACGTCCAGGTTTCTCTATGCAATCAATATGGAATGTATAAGGTTTATTCTTATACAGGATGTCTAGTCTGCCAGTAGGGGGGTATGAAGTCCCACCCACCACAGTGATAGGCTCACCATGTGCCAGTGTAAGTCCTGTGTCAGTTTTATTCTTGGTGGCAGTTGCTTTGGAGTTTGCTTTTACAAACGTCTCAAGGTTCTGCCCCTTGAAATACTTTTCCCACTTGTTTATACCAGTTGTTGCCATTAAAAAAGAGGGGTCTTTACCCCTCTATTTAGATCAGATGTCTCCAGGTGCTCGATTCTCTGAGTAGTTGATGTCAAACATACCTTCAGGGTATCGTGCTGCCAGTTTGAGAGTGTTGATGTAGAGCACTTCATCCAGTCGGACATCCAGTGCAAGACATGCCTGAGCAACATACCACATGATGTCCCCCAACTCTTTGGTCAGGTGCTCTTTGTTTGCCTCATCATAGGGTTTGCCTTGAAACTTGAGTTTCTTGACGATCTCCATAAACTCACCTGCCTCAGCAGACATACCAGAGGCAGCAGTATCAAGACGTGCGATGTTGCACTTTGCCTTATCCAGGTCACGATACCGCTCGATGAGGGTGTTGAGATCCTTGCTAGGCTCAGAGGTCACACGGTCAACAAACTGAGCATACTTGTCCAGGTCAACAGTAAACTTGTCAGGACCAGGATTCTTTTTCTTCTCGTCACGCTCTTCCAGTTTCTTTTCCAGACGCTTCTTCGTGCGAGGAGCACCAGTCAGGTGCTCGTCATTAACAAAGTCATCAGCAGTCTGAGGCACATTGTCAGCAACTTCCTGCGCTTGCTCAACATTCTCGTCTACCTTGTCACGAGCAGCAGAGTTGATTGCTTCTGCTGCCTGATCAGCAGCACCGTTTTCGTTTGCATCGTTAGTGAAATTTTCTTGTGCCATAATCAGATCTTGAATCCAGTAAACTTCTCTTTTGTTTCAGTGAATGCCACAGGGGCATCAGGTATGCTGCCTGCATCAATGATGTTGTCTTGAGCAGACTGATCACAATCATACAGTCTCATCTTCGCTCTGTCAATACCAACGACAAATCGTTTGAAGACTGAGAGATCATTATATCTATTCTTCAATTGCTTCACCATGATCTGACCCATCTGCTCCATGTCCTCAGTAGAGATCAGAGCAAACATAAGGTCAGCAGTAGCAGGCAAACCAAAAGACTCGGATGTGTCAGTAAGCTCCACGTCACTATTGCCGTAACCACTACGAGTTGTTTGAGTAGCAGAAACAATAGGGACGTTAAACTCACCAGCAAGTCCACGCAACTCCTCAGCGATTGCTTTCACATATGTATAGGAGTTGACGATGTTGCCTTTGTAACGGGCACTAGCACAGATGTTGAGGTAGTCCACGAAGATGATATCAGGTTGGAATCCTTTCTTCAGTGACAACTCATTCAAGAGTGCCTTGAAGTGACCTACATGTGCAGATGCTGTGGGGTATTCTTTGATGACAAGTCTGCCCTGAGTCTTCTTCCTCAGTCCATCCATCTTGGCGACATAACGATCCTTGGTAAGGATCGGGTCACTCAGTTGTTGGATCGGGAGGTCAAGAAGGTTGGCGTCAATTCTCTCAGCAATTCGTTCTTCTGCCATCTCCATTGTAATGTAGAGAACGTTGCGTCCTTGGAGCAAGATGGAGCTAGCCACATGGCACATGAATAGAGACTTGCCGACGCCTGTACCAGCAAGCGCGATGTTAAGAGTTTTGTTAGGCAGACCGCCTTTTGTGATTTTGTTGAAATAGTCGAGATCAAAGGGAATTTTCTCCTCTTTACGGTGATAGAAGTCATAACGATCCGTTGAGTCATTGATATAGTCGTGACCTACATGGTCATCAAAACACACCCCCAGTGCTTCAGACATAATGGAGGGGATGGCATCTTTAGTGCGAGTCTTATCCTGACCATCAGCGATCTTGACAGACTCCATCAACGCTAAGTATATAGCACGCTCCTTACACCACTTCTCAGTAGTGTCGAGCAACCAGTCTTCATTGTATTGGTCGTGATCCAGGTTATCTAGGAAAGATACGATCTCCCTGAAGATGTCCTCAGTGATATCACGACGTTTCTCCACCTCAATCTTCAGAGCAGTGGGCTCTGGGGTAGTATCATACTCATTGATATACTCCGTCAGCGTATTGAATAGCGTCCGATTGGACAACGCATCAAAATACTCATCCTTGAGGAAGGGTAGGACCTTGCGGCAGTAATCTTCTTCAAGGATAAGTTTGCTGAGGGCAACCTCCTCAATTTTTAGACTCATTGATAGTGCAAATAGGTGGTCAAAATATACTTGTCCTCACTCTTGGGGACCATCCCTGCGTGTGGGTATTGCCAGGTGGGAGGAAACATGACAATCCTACCACGTTTTGCCTCTACTTCATAGTCACATTTACTAAAATAAGTAGACCCACCTTCTTCGACATCATTCAGATAAACAAAGTATGTCAGGAAGCGACGTGCTGATGCATAGTCACCGACATCAATATGCTCATCAAATCTACCCTCACCAGCAGTATAGCGGACCACCTTGATCTGCTCTAGAGCATTCTTCTGTGGCATAAACCTCTCACATTCCAAATCAAGAATGTATTGCTGACCACATGCTTGCAGTGCAGTCACAACCTGATTCTGAATCAGACCCCACTCACTGCGTTGGTCTGCTTCTGCCAACTCAGTCATGTTAAGAGTAGAGAATTTGATATTATCCTGATCCAGGATAACTTTCTGACCGTGCTTATCAAAGTTGTTGATGATATGCTTACACAGATTCTCATCCAGCACACCATCATAGACTCGAATGTAGTGCTTAAGATCCATAACTAAATTCCTGACGTGCTGCTTCTTCCAATTGTGCCATCACTTCATCAGTGAAATACTTTTCAGGGTCATTAAGAATTGACTTTGGATAGACAGATGCTTCACCCATCTTGTAGCGATTTCCTACACGCTGGAAGACTCCATACTTCTCACCCAACTCCAGGAGACCATAGTATTTGTCCAGACCCCGCTCATCATAGAAGAGACGAGTCTCCACCATGGAGTTTTCTTTAGTGAGTCGTGACTTTGCTGTCTTGGCTTTGATGATATTACCAATGACTTCCTTACCATCCTTCTCTTTAGATTTTGAAAGATAGATGATGGTAGAAGCAGCATACTTAAGACCACTACCGCCACCCATTTCTTTAGTGGGGACGTATGCTCCGACGACATCGTATGTATGATTGGTAACGATGAGAGGTACATTTGCTTTACCCAGTTTGAGTGTAAGGACACGGAAAATGGACTTAACAACCTGAGCACGAGTCATGTCGCGAGTCTCTTTACCTGCCTCAGAGTCTTCAATCTCTTTGGTGGTAGACAACATGCCCAGAGAGTCCAAGACAAACATCATTGGTTTACGTTTGTCTGGTGATTGCTCCAGATATTTATCCAGAATACGAATTGCTTGCAAACGGAATTCCTGCACAGTGGTAACAGGGACTACAACCATGCGCTGACTGTCAATGTTTCGTGACTCAATCATCTCACGAGAGATGGCAGACTCAGATTCAAAGTAGATTACACCTGCGTCAGGATCAGTTTCAAGAAAATGCTTAACGATACCGAGGCAATAGAAAGTTTTACCAGTTGAAGATTCACCAGCGATAGCTGTAATCTTATTCGACGGGATGCCACCAAAGATGGACCCGCTGCATAGAGCATTAAAGATATAGGACCCAGTATCAATGAAAGCAGTAGTATCGCCTGCTGATACACCGTCAGAAACCAGACCAGCATATTCATTATCAATTTCTTTTACAATGTCATTTAGAAAACTCAAGACCAAAGTGCCTCCAACGTGTTTACTTTTTCTGCTTTCCACCCGATAGTATCGAGGATTGCTTTAAGAGGATCAAGGAAACTCTTCGTGAATTGTAGGTCGTAATCAATGCTGCTGTCAAGACCAAATTCAGTCGGAAGAGTCTGGAAGAATGATACAACGTTTTCGTTGATCTTGTTAGGTGTCCTCAAGTGGAGATACTTGACCTTCTCACCTTCCTGAATGAGAGGATACTTGTGGGACAGTTTCTTCTTCTTAATCCAGAAGTTATATAGCAGTGCTCCACGCACATGCATTGGACATCCCTTGCCATAGATGGTGGCAGGGGAAGAATTCTTAGCGATGTTGTTGCATCCACGAGGGAATGCTACCTCCTCAGGAGGGAGGGACTCAAACTTCTCACGGAAATCTTTGATGTATTGCTGGGTTGCTTCTTCACTGCCAGTCATGATCACATTAAGTGCCTCTTTAATTGCAGTGCGGCAAGCAGCAGGAGTCGAAGACTTCACTGCTTCGATACCCATCATCTTCAGTTTGGGTTGAGCATACTGCACGCCCTCGCTATTCCAGACGTTGAGAATATAACGCTTCTTAGCAGTCCAAATGCCCTTGTT